AATTAATAAAATTTGGTCTGTATGAAAGATGGTTTGCAATTTTTAGGAAACATTCACCGATATAATTAGAAACTGGTGGTTGTGGTTCACCTAGTTCTTCTGCTTCCTTACACTTGTCTTTCCACTCTTTCATAGCTTCTAGGAATTCTGCATTGTTTACATAATGCACACCCTTTGTTTTTTTAGCCATAATAACTCCACATATATTGTTGCTTAGTTGCAACTATTTAATCATTATACACGAAACCCACCAAATGTCAATAGAAAAATTAATTTCAAAAATCTATTGACTTTCTCTTGACAAGAGGGTATATTTACTATGCTGGGTTTGAGAATGAATAGATTTAATGATATACCTTAGATGGTGTATCCATCATATCAAACTCTTCTTCTATCTCATCTTGTTCAATCTGATAAAGTTCTTCATCCGTAGGAGAATCATCCCCTAAGTCTGGTTCTTTATGAATCTTTTCCACACAATAATTATAAAACTTAGATAAACCAATGCTAGCAGTTCCCATTGCGAGAATCTGTGACTTGGGTATTTCAAATATTGTATTATCTGTAAAGTGAACCCAACGTTGTAAGGAGAGTTGTTCTTCTATTCCTTTTGAAGTTCTTTGAGGGTAAGTAATAATCTTTAAGGGGTTCTCTACACTAACACTTCTTACATGTTCTTGTTCTGTAATCTTAGAAACAATTTCTTCACCACTTGACAGTCTCATAATTTTTACTAGTTGTTCTGTCATTTTATTTTTATCCTATTAATCTCATAATCAAATTGTTCTTCATTATAGATATTTATGCGTTCCATAAAGTGTCCTAAAGTGAAGTTGCGTTTAGACTTATAAGTTAAGTCGTCTGCTACATCATAAAGGCACGCTCTATCTTTACTTTCACTCCTACGCAATCCACGTCCAATTGATTGCAATGTTCTAACTCTGGACTTACTTGGACTACTGAACACGATGTTATGGAGATTACGAATATTAATACCAGTAGAAAACGTGCCGTAGCTCGCAATAATGATTCCGTCCTTCTGATTTTCAGTAATCGCCCGTATCTCCTCACGTTCAGAGGTTTCGGTGCCACCGTAGACGTAGAATACTTTTCTCTCTGTTGCATTATTGATTAAATCATAGAGAACATTACCATGTTTCTCTACGAACTGGAATAATACCAGTGTATTACCTTTTAAGTTAAGTGTTAAATCCCTAATGAACTCATTTCGTTTAGGGTGTGTAACTATGAAGTCTATTTCATCTTGATAACTCATATCCTTCACAAGTTTACACTCATGTTCTGGATACGTCAAGACCAAAGATTTGATTTGGAATGATGCAAGGGTTTTGTTGTCAATTAACTCTTTAGTAGTAACCACCTTATTTAGTGTTCCAAAGAGTCCTTCAAGAACTAATCTGTGTGTTTGCATACCGTCAAGTGTTCCTGTCAACCCGAAACGATACTTACATAGGTGCAACTTAGACATGATTGTAGTCAGAGACTTTGCTTTGAATAGATGTGCTTCGTCTCCTACAACCATACCAAATTGTTCAAAATATTTTTTGGGGAATTTGTATATTGATTGCCAAGTAGAAATGACAACACGTTTAGTGACATTCTTGTCATGTCCACTGTATATCTTTTGCATGTGAGTTTCCAACCATCCATAGTCGATAAAATCAGAATACATCTGTTCTACCAGAGATGTTGTTGGAACAAGAATAAGAATCTTATCAGTTGCTTTTCCTTCTAAAAGCAACATATAATACCTTACTAAGATGTATATGATAAGAGATTTGCCAGATGCAGTGGGACTAAGCAGAAGGGCACGATGTTTTCTGATAGAATGCTCCACGGCATCAACTTGATAGTCACGAGGTTTGATACTTCTTCCATTATTTCTAAGTCTAAGTCCCCTAATGAATCCATCAAGTATGGGTCTGTCGATTTGTTTTTCATCATTTAACTCCTCATCTTTTGTAAACTCTTCACCATAATCTTCTAACCATTTTTCAAGATATGGTAGAAGTCCATGATAAAGTTCTCCAGTTGCTGGAGAGAATAATCTAATTTTACCGTCCCAAATACGGTTTCGATATGCCGGCATAAACTTTGCCCCTGGCACTTCAAACGTGAAGAAATCAGACAAAGCACGAGCAGTGCTTCGTTCAGTATCTACATAGAGATACACTTCATTCTTCTTGGAGATGTGTGTCATCAGACAGCACCGTCAAGAAACTTACGCCATTCTATTGCGTTTTTGATATCCCAACCACGTTGTTGAATTTGTTTTAGAATACGTTCACATGTGTCCATGCAATACTTATAGTGTTCCCTTTTACGGTATGACGCAATCAACTCTTCATCTGCATCTAGATAAAGAGGAATGTCTTGTTTTAGAATTTTATGGTCAAAGGGTTTGTCACGATAGACTTCTGGGTCTGATTTACCAGAGTAGTATTCCCACTTCTGTCTTTTGAGAACGTTGTAGTTCCCCTCAGACATGAGATGTAAATGTCTAAAGTTATTGTAGATTGATAGATATTTTTGGTGAAGTGATGCTGACTTCAGAGACTCATCTGCGAGTTCTAAGTCATCCATCTTTAGGTCTTTTTCAGCCATCTGCTGAAGTTCATCTAGTGTCATAATATTTCACATCCTTAATTATAAAGTGAGCAGTTGATTGGTTAGAACTTGCTGTTCTATGTTATCTTACGAAGAAGACTCAAAAGTTGATTGTTCAAGTCAACCTTATCATCTGCTCATACTTATTTATAAAACTCTGATTTCGTAGAAATCGTAGTTCATTGTAACAGATGAAGTCATTGGTGACGCATCTGTGTCTTGTGTATTAAATGTAAGTCCACTCAAAGAAGTGGGATACATGTTCTTAAAATCTATTTGTATAACAGGATTATTCTTATTTGTCAAGATTGTTAATGTCGCATCACTAGTCAATACATTAGGATTGGTCAGACTATTATTAGTTGGTTCTGTATAACCCTCTTGTGTTGCCTCATTGACTGCATTTTCAAATTGTGTTGGACTTTTAGGAAAACCAATACCAATCATCCAATCGTAAATTTCTCTCCAGTTTTGAAGATTCTCTTGAACAAGAAACTGAATTTCCAGTGGACTAAAATCCAAAGTATCTCCCATAAATGGCATAGAAGTGTAACGAGAATTCATCACTGCATCTCCACCAAACGCAATGCCTGGAAGATTGACCTCAGTAATATGATACTGAGTATTGGGAATTTTTAACAAGTCAAAACGAAATTGCGTAGGTCTAGCAAAGTCGAAATTGTCTGGTTGTCTATTAAGTAGATTACTCTGTAGTGCCATAATTGTTTCCTTTTATACCACTATTTATAAGCATAAAAAAAGGGGAGTCCGAAGACTCCCCTAAAATCGGTTGATTTAACTCAACTCTTATTGTTACATGATGTTTGTAACTTGAACTCTACGGTAGTAGAGGTTCGTGTTAGCAGTCAAAGCACCAAGACCAGCAGTTGTTCCTTGTGCGAAAGGATTAGCAGTCAGACCATAACGAGTCTTGAAGCCAATTTTCGGTTGGAACGTGTTCTCACCAACTGCACGAACCATCTGTAGTGGAACATATGGGCAGTAGAAGAGACCAGCATCATAAGGGGAAGTTCCCTTATAACCTACAGTGTAGTATTGCTTGTCAGCAGTGTTTGCACTGTATGGGTCAATGTATACCTTGTAACGTCCGTTAAGAACACCAGCAAATGTGTTACCAGCATCATCAACGTTAAGGTTGTTGTTAAGAGCAGGGGATGTATCAAGAACACCAGCCATCTGAAGTGCAGACGCAACGTCTGAAGAACAGATAATGATGTTACCTTTACCTCTACGAGTTTGTTGTGCGATTGCGTTAGCATCACGTTCAACTTGGAACATAAGTCCTTTGAACTTCTCAACTGACCAACGACCATTTGAGTCAACATCCATGTCGAAGACACCAGCAGTTGCAGTATCATTCGCAGCACCTTTAACAGCAGTTGTGTAGATAGTTCTAACAACTTCACGGTTAATTTCTGCAAGAATTTCAGCAGAAAGGATGTTTGCAAGTTCTGTCTCTGCGTCAAGACCATGAATTGCTTTAAGGTCTTGTGCAAGTTCCATTGTGTATTCTGCTTTGAGAGCACGAGACTTTGCAGTCACAGTTTGCTTCTCAATTGAGAACGCCATTTCAGCAAACGAGTTACCAGCAGAATCACCTTTTGCTTCAGCAGCAGCAGTGGTCATACCAGTTCCGTTTGTGTATGTGCCTGGAGTTGCATCGTTCAACAGAGCAGGGTTAGTTCCTGCTTGTGTTCCAGCACCAGAGAAATCTGTGTCTGCTTCATTGAACATAGACTCAGTTCCAGTCTGGTTAGTGTAACGAGAACGCATTGCGAAGATAAGACCAGTTGGCCCTGTCATCGGTTGAACACCTGCCACATCATAAGCGATGAGGTTAGGCATTGCACGTCTTACCAATGAGATAAGAATTGGATCCCAGTTGTCAACAGAGTTACCTGTTGCGTTAGTTGGTGCAGCTTCTGACAAGAACGAAGAGTCCTCACGAAGTGCTTTTTCTTGGTTTTCTAGGATAACAGTGGTTACAGCTCTACGATACGCATCTTTGATTTCAGGCAAATCATTATGCTCGAGGACTGGCTGCCACTTTTCCTGTAGATGTTCTGTTTGGAACATTTTCATTTCTCCTTAATTGAGTTTTTCTTTATAATATTTATACAATCCGCAATTTTCATATTGGATTATTTAGCTCGCTTTACATTTTTACTGATAGCAGCCATGTAAGCGGCCATTGCACCAGTTGTATCGTTAGAATCGTCACCATTGGTTTCAGAGTCTACAGATTCAGCGATAGCAGTTGCTTTCGGGAAATAACTTTCCTTGAGCGTGTTGAGTTTTTCAGTGAATGATTCTTCACCGTTAAAATCAACATCTTCTGCAAGAGACTTAAACTTCTCTACCTCTGTATCAGCGAGGTCAGAAGAGACTTTTGCAAAAACAGACTCACGAACTAGTTGGTCATTTTCTTTTTTCAAAGAAGCAGACTTCTCAATTTGTTCGTTAATCTTAGACTCTAGTTCGTCAATCTTTTCAGACTGTGCCTCTAGAATGTCATACTTTTCGTCTGGAACATCAATGTAATGTTCTTCAAACAAACCTTTTAGTCCAGTGATGAAGTCTTCTGCAATCTCACCTTTGAGACCTCTCTCAATTGCGAGTTCGTTTTCTTTCATCCACTCTTCTACAACGTAGTTCATGTATGCATCAACTTTTTCAGTCAATTCATCACGCACTCTGTTGATTTCTTCAGCGACTTCTTGTGTCTTTGCAGACTCAATTCTTTCGACTTCAGAACGAAGTTTTGACTTGACCGCAGCTTCAAAAATAGTTGCAGCCTTGCCCTTGAATTCTTCAGAAAGGTCTTCACCTTCTGTTAGAGCAGTTACGTCTTCAGAAACGTCAACGCCTGCAAGACGTTCTTCAAGAGTAGATTCATCCATCTTCTCTTCTTCATCGTCCATAGATTCATCCTTCATCATGGCACCGTATGCAGCTTGGATATCCGTTGCTTTCATACCTTCCATCTTCTTGATTTTCTCATACATTGCGTTAATCATTTCGGATTTAGTCATACGACCTTCTTCCAACTCCTCACCATCATGGTCAACTTCATGACCAGCTGCGAGAGGTTCTTTAATCTTGGTAGGTTCGTCATCGCCTTTGGCATCTTTTGCACCCTTATTCTGAGCATCTTTGACAGGTTTTGTTGCTTTTGCGGCATCAGCACCTTTCTTCTCATCTGGGGATACAACTGCTTTGCCAAGGTCTTGAACTTCACCTTCCACTTTTTCCATTTTTGAGTCACCTTTGTCGGCACCGTCCGTAGGTTGCTTTGCTTCTTCAAGCTCTGCTTGGACTTCCGCTTCTAGTTCCTCAATTGTCTTGTCTAGTTCTGACATTTGAAGATTCTCCTTGAGTTGTTATCTTAACATATTTATAATGATTAAAGTTTTGACAAAAACTTTGCAAAGGCAAGTGCGGAAACTTTACTGTTTCTTTGTCTTACCCCTTCATTGATTTCGTCTTTGATGTTTTGAATCTCTACTTCTTTAAGTATTCCATTGTCCCAAATCCATTCTTTACCTTCCATAATACCTTCAACGAAGGCTTGAGGTGCAGAAGGGTCTGCAACAATATCTGCCGCAGTGGCAAGATAAAAATCATCTTTCACATAATTTGCACCACTCCTAGACTCTAGTGAACCCATACCTCTTGAAGAGACACCGAGTTTACCACCGTCTTTGATTAGTGCTTTCGCAATTTCCCCCATCGGAGTTGAGAGCAGTTTCGCCTCACCGATAAAGTTCTTCCCATCAGCTTCCAGTTTAGTTATCATGTGCGATACCCTGTCAAGATTGACAGTAGGGCCTTCTGGATGACCCAGTTCCCCAAACGCACGACCTTCAGCAACAAATTCTTTATTATAACGTGCGACTTCTTTTGTCAGCACGTTCATTGGGTAGACACGACCATTACGGTTTTTCATGTCTGCCTGCATGAAGATTCCACGAATCTTCATATCTTTTCCACCGTCTTTTTCTTCAACGATGTATTCTACTTCTTGTATCTGTTCTGCAATAAGTTTCATATCTTAATACCCCGAATTCGTAATTTTTGTTCCCTTCAAGGTAGCTGCACCACGCAACCCTTGCCCTGTTTCCAAGTGGATAACAATGCCAGCACCAGCACCAACATAGATAGTTCCTACGTCTGCATCATCTGCCGAGTTACGAACTGTGACTACTTGAGCAGAACCAGTGTTGAATACCCAAACTGCACCAGCACCCACGAACCCTGTGGTTCCAGTTGCGAGGTCAGTTGCTGTTCCTTTTACTTGCATTGTCCTAGTCCTTACATTACTGTTAATACTTCATTCTCAAAGTAGTCCATAAGTTTCTTTTGCGGAACCTTATACTTCTTTGAGACATTATTTATTGTTTTATCAAAACTATTTAGGAAATCTGAGGGTTTGTCTTCCATTTCCTTAAAAATTGCGTCCACAGCATCTTTCATCTTGGGAGATAACTTCTTATACTCCCTAGACATTTTGTGTTCATCTTTTTCTGGTAGTTCCTTTTGAAACTGCGAGAATAGTTTAGTCACTGTTTTCTTTGTCCTGTGGCACATGTCCAGTTACAAGTGTATTTGCAACTTCTTGTCTTTTTGTTTCCAGAGCATCTCCAACCTTCTGTGAAAGTGCTTGGTTGAATTGTGCTTCTGCTTCTAGGTTATCACCAGATGCAATTGCATCTACAAAGTTTCTTACTTGTTCCATTATTTATTATCTCCTTTAGTGGGGTCATTGTGTGCAAACATACCATCATCGGCACCGTCTCCACCCATATCTCCACCAGATTCATCTTTAATTTGGTTCTCAATTTCTTCAATCTCCTCATCGGACATTCTGAGAACGTGTTTTCTTACATATTCTTTAGAGAAATACTGACCAACATATGACTCAATCTGACCCAACATGTCAAGTCTTTCTCTTAGAATTTCTGCATTCTTCAACTCTGTAAAGTGTCCGTCTTGCAAGAAGTCAAATTGGATATGTTCTTTAAACGTATCCCATTCTTCAACTGCAATCACACCCTTCAACACAAGTTGTGTTTTCAGCATGTCTGCGAACATAACAGAGAATTTTTTACGAAGTCTTTGAACGAACTTTGTGAACTTCAATTCGTCACGAGTGATATTATCAGAACGTCCGATTTGGAATCCACTTTCCTCTGCGAGTCTAGATACTGGAACGTTCAAAGAACGATACAGTTTCTTTTGGAAGTAAGTGATATCATCAATCTCTCCCAAGTTAGAACCGCCAGGCAAAGTAGTAATCTCTGTTCCTCTACCACCTTCTCTACGAGGTAACCAGAAATCTTCCAACATAGACATGTGATTTCTGTCGTCACGAATTTCACCAGTTCTTGCATCGTAAACAAGTTTGTTACGATAACGATTCATTACGTCCTTCAGATAAGACTCTGCTTTGATTTTTGGTAAGTTACCAACATCAATGTAGAAAATACGTCTCTCTGGAGCACGAGAAATACGATAGATAACCAATGCGTCTTCAATCATACGCAACTGGTTTACTGGTTTAATTGCTTTATTGAGATGTGAAAGAACTGTCCCTTTGGACATATCTACTAGTCCAGATGGACAGTATGTAATAGAATCTGAAGTAATCTTAATTCCATCAGATGTTCCTACATTTTGTTCCCAACCTTTGTCATTGTAGATGTAGAAATCATCTACTTTCTTTACAACATCAATACCAGTTTTTTTATCAATATCTTTTTTGTTTTCACGAACCTTCTTAATTTTACGAGGGTCAATGTAACGTAGTTCTTTAAGTCCCTTGCGAGGATTGTTTGAATCAATTACCTTATGGTAATACATTCTTCCGTCCACATACCAACGTCTAAAGATATCGTGTCCTTTAGCATTAAAGTCTAAAAGGTGAAGAACTTCATTGAACTCTTCACGAATCTTTTGTTTGATTTGTGGGGATACGTCTAAACGGTCAAGTGATACTGATACTGATTGGTCTCTTTCATCAGAGACGATTGCTTCATTTACAATATCTTCAATTGCACTATCACACTCTGGTTGTTGTGCAATGTCACGATATCTACGAATTAGGTCAAGTTCATTACGGTCACGACCATCCATGTCCAAGACAGAGGCATAATGACCTCCACCCGAAACTACGTCAAGTGTGCCGTCATCAGTGGTAGGGGAAGTGAATGCATCACTTCCCTTACTCTGATTAGCTCTTGTAATTCTGAAACCAAAAAGTTCCGCCATACTATAAGTCTCCTAAGTTTTACCCTACTATTTAGTAGGTCTGTAAAACCTTAAATTGTTGGAGAAGTGAATGAAGTGTATCTCCATGTCACATCAAATGTTTCGATTTCGTTTGCTGTATCGTATGATAGGTCAATCTGTGTAACAGCTGTAGGCCATACGTTTCTCATCGTATACTGTTTCAGAATGTTATCATCTCTATCTAGTTGTTCTACTGTAATATCAGCAGTGTAGTCAGATACGTTGACAAGTCCTGTATTTTCGTCCAAGTCATTGATACCATTCATCCAACGTTCCATCGCATTACGAACCATGAAGTCAGTGTCATTGATGACAGTTGTAGTCCATGTTTCAAACTCTCTATCACCAGCAAGGTAAAGTGTTCTACCTCTGAACTGAACAGGAACTTCACCGATTGTCTGTCCTGGCAAAGAAGTTGCCTTACACAGGAATGACGCACGATTAATGTCTAATCCAGTTGCGATTGCTGGGGGAGTTGTAATAATAACACGATATTGGTTGGCACGAGCACCACCACCGATAAGGTTTGCTTTAAAGTCGTCAATACTAGCCATTTTTTATCTCCTTATCCACCAATCTCACTGAAAGAAACACCAGTTCTAACAGCAATAAAGTTAAGTGTAATGAAGTTGATTGAACGAGCAGGTTTGATGTAGATGTCTGCAACAAACTCATTTCTATCAATTACTTCACCAGTGTTATTTGTTTCATCTGCAACAACAGAGAAATCTGTGATACCACGTCTACCTTGAACGTCTCTCAAGAATGGTTCAACCAAGTTTCTGAACTGAGCACGAGTAAACTCATCGTTGAATTCAAACAACTGGAATTTCGCAGCAGTTGAAATCGCCTTTTCAAGAACAATGAACAATCTACGAACATTGATTCTATCAAATGCAGACGGTCTAGACAATGCAGTCTTGTCACCGAAGAGAACTGTTCCTTGGCCTGGGAATGTAACAACAGGGTTGATACGAGCAGGATAAAGAATATCTCTTTGTGCCTTAGTTGGGTTAAACGCAAGTTTCACTGCACCACGAATCTGTCCTCTGTTATAACCAGCAGGAGAGAACCAAGGGTCAGCAACGTTATCAGTATTTGCAGCAAGACCAGCAATGTCACCATTCAATGGAACGTAACGATAAACATCGTTATACTTGTCATACATATACTTGTATCCAGAATCGAATACTGCATAAGAAGACGAAGCAAGTCCATCAAAGAATGCTTTTACATTAGTAGTCTGAGTTGCACCAGAAGTTACACCCACAACATCTGCACGTCTTGGTGAGATGAAACCAACACAATCTTTACGAAGTTCGCAAAGGTCAATGATGTTAGTTGCGTGAGTTACACCATCTGTTCCAGCAGGAGCAGGCCCTGCCATTACTAGGTTTACGTCAACTGTTTCTGTGTCTGAGAAGATATCATATGCAAGGTCAAGTTCTCCAACAGTAGGTGCAAGGTCATCAGCACCAATTGACAATGTGTCAACGATTGGAAGGTCTTGTGCAACGAAAGTTGTATCAGCACCAGCAGATGTAAGGTTTGAACCCCAATCTGTTCCAGTTGCGTCATGGTCAGTCCACCAAACATACGATGAACCTCTGTTCACTGTAGTTGGGTAGAAAAGTGTAGTTCCAGAAGCATCTTTTGCATTTGGATGCTTAGATTGGAATGCAAACTGTTCAATAACAGCAAGTGTTCTGTTACCAGCAACATCAATGTCATAACCAGTGATTTCACCAGCTGTGTCATACACTACAATATGCAGTTCGTCAGCAGCAGATGCCAGACCGTTTGCTTTTGCCCAGTTTGAGGTGCCTGGAGCAGCATCAAATAGGTCATAGAATCTCCAACGTCTACGAATTGCAGTATTATCTCCGATTGCAGAATGGAGACCACCACCGTTTGGATTGTCTAGTTGACGAATAGTCAATGTGTTTGTAGAAATTCCAGTTACTTCATACTGGTGTCCAGCAGCTTCTTGGAAATATACAATGTCACCAACTTGGAACTCTGTTCCGTCATCAACATCAATTGTTGTGTCACCAGCAGTTGTTCCCGAAGGTTCGTTTACTAGTGAAGTTACTGTTTCTTCATATGCGTTTGCAGAAGCACAGATTGAAACTCCGATAGAGTTACCCCATGCGCCTGGATACTTAGATGCCCAGTTACCGAATGAACCAGAACCATCTGCATAGTTATCTTCATAATATGTGTCGTTAGTAATTCTTACACCAAGTTTTGCAACAATTGCTACAGCAGCAGGTGCAGAATCAAATGATAGGGTTGTCCCACTTACACTGAATGCAGTAGTAGCGATTCCGTCAACAGTCACGTTAAGTAGACTTGCATCTGATACAGACTGACTTAAAGTAAAGTCTGTAGTTGAACCGTCACCAGTATCAGTTAGTAGGGATGAACCTCCGTTTGCAATAGCGTTTCTCGCACCTGTTTCGGCACGAACAACACGCAATGCATTACCGTATTGTAAAAAGTTAGCGGCAGTAAACCACATCTCAAAGTTACTTGAGTTAGGTTTACCAAAAGTCTCGACAAGTTCTGCTTCAGAACCGATAGGAACAATTGTGTTCATTGGGCCTTTTTGGAAGGCACCAGCAATTGCACCAATAGAGGTTGCAACGGCAGGAACAACATTTGTCAAGTCTATCTCTTTGACGAGCACGCCAGGGGATACTTGAAATGCCATCTCTTATTCTCCTTTATGGATTCAATAATCTAAGGTTTTCCTCAAATTTACACTTATATTTATAAAATAGGTATTCTTCAGACTTAAATTTATAGGTTAGTGTGCATATAAATAGTTTTATGTCTGAATTCTACCAAAAATATAAAGAGACAATCAAGAAAGTTTCCCAAAGGAATTACAGAGCTCGAAAGATATGGGTTAATGAATATCTATCCGATAAATTCTGTCACTACTGTGGAGAATCTGAAACTGCCTGTCTCCAGTTCTTTCCCCACGAGGGGGAAATACGCAAACGCACCAAACGTAAAGGATTAAATGAAGAATCCAGAAAAGAAGTTATTGGTCTCATCAAAGAATCCAAGGTTGTTTGTGCGAATTGTTTTCTAAAACTAGAAAACGATATTATTGACATTATGTAGGTATTTGCAGTTTTCTACCAATCTGAGTCATGTGTTCTAACAACAGGACTCCAACGAGTTCCATACTCATCAATCACAGTTTCCCCATAGGGGTCATCTACACCATTGTCCATAAATCCAAATGGTGCCATGTCCTGTTCTAATTGGTTTTGTTGTTCTGCAAACATTCTAGCACGAATGTCATCATCTGTTAATTCTTTAAAATATGTCTGTTGAACCATCCATGCAAACAATACACAACACATTGCAAGGTCATCTGAGTGTCCATCTTCTGCCTCAAAGGTCTGTCCTTTAAGAATAAAAGTAGAAAACTCATTGATTAGGTCATAGTCATTGATAATTAGTTTGTCTGTTTCAACGATTTGTTTGAGGTTAGAACATCCTAGTTTCTTAACTGCTTTAGTGGTTCTAACACCTAGTTGTGCCTTCCCACCAGAGAAGCCACCCCCTAGAACCTGTCCTGCCCGTCCTCTCATGGATGCCATGATAAGGTTTTCGTATTCTAAGTCAAACTGTAATGCAGTCGCAACTTGTTCACCAATATCGTTTACCTCAACCAATGTATATGCTTGATTGTATGCAGTTGCAACATCATGAATAATATTTGGATAGAGTAAAGGTTTAATTTCGTTGTTACGATATTTACCTACAATACGATAAGGAACTGTTGTTACATCAAAGATGACAAATGCAGAATAGTCATTACTGGTTCCTCTTGCAACGTCACATACAATAGTATATTGGTGTCCACTCTGTGGATTCTGATAGATATCTAATCCAGCATTTGACTTGATTGGATTATGGAATGCCATTGTCTTAATCTTAGATGGATGTATCAGAGTATTTGCAGAACCTAAGAACTCACATTCAAATTCCCTTTGGAACTGTTCAACTGAGGTGTTTGCAATTGTTTCTTCTTTCCACTTTTCA